ATCTTGTCAAATGCTGTTCTTAATGGATCACCTGTACCGTCGTTTGCACTAGATCCTATGCCGATTGCTTGTTTAGCCATGTCTTAATTCTCCGTTAAATTTTTATTTGTGTACTTATTTATGGATTATTCTAAGAACCGAACGTAAAACTATATATCTATCGATATTCTTTGGAATTTGAATACACAGCTATCGCTTGATGTGTTTGTTGCTAGTAATCTCACATTTCCACTACTTACATCTGCAGTTAATGTAGTCAAAGGTCCTGTGTGATCTGTTGTGGATCCAAACACAGTTAGAAAAGCGTCTGCCCCATCATGAGTAACGTTGGCTTCCACTATCTCAAATCTGCTGTTTGTAGCGTCTGTTATGGATATGAAGTATTTGCAACTTCTGTATGTGTCTATAGCAAAAGTATTCAACACTGATGTTGTTGAAGTGGCCAATGTTGTTGTAGCATCTGCAATATCTGAATTATTTAAAGTGGCACCAGCAGTGGCAAATGACAGTGTTCCTGATCCGTCTGTCTTAATGAACTGGTTCGCATTTCCGTCCGAAGTTGGAAAAGTGAATCCGCTTATCGTTACACTACCTGTACCGTTACCGGTCAACTCAAGGTTGGCGTTTGATGAATTGGTCTTTACTGTGTTGTCGTCAAGTGTGATTCCTTCCAAAGTAAGTGCCGAGGTAACTGTCAGTGTGGTGAATGTACCCGCCGCTGGTGTTGTAGCACCGATGGCAGTGCCATCTATATTTCCAGCATTGATGTCAGCTTTTGCTATCTGTACCTGTCCTGTTCCTGCAGGTGACATAACCAGATTTGAGTTCGACTGTGTTGTAGTGATCTCGTTGTCCTGTATGTTTATGTTGTCGTCTATGGTAAGGCTTTCAATTATTACCGATCCTGTTCCGCCCGGTGTAAGACGTATGTCTGCGTTGGAGTCAGATGATATTGTGTTATCTTCAAAGTTTAAATTGTCTACTCCCAGTGCTCCTGTGATGTTCATTGTTCCAGAAACGGTCAATGCTCCCAGTGTCGTCAGTCCGTCAACTCCCAGTGTTCCCGTTGTTGATAGATTCTCATTGCCAAAACTTATAGCACCTGACGAATCAGTTATTAAACCACCCGCCATGGTCAAAGTGCCTGCGGTCACGGTTCCTGTTGTTGTTAGATTTTCATTGCCAAAACTTATTGCTCCACTTGAATCAGTTATTGATCCATTCGCCAGTGTAATATTTCCTATCGTTGATCCTGTGCCACTGTTGATTGTACCTGTTGACGTTAGATTCTCATTGCCGAAACTTATAGCACCTGATGAATCTACTATGGAACCACTTGATAGGGTTACATTGCCAACAGCCAGTGTACCTGTCGTTGTAAGATTCTCGTTACCGAAGCTGATCGCTCCCGACGAATCAGTTATTGATCCATTTGCCAGTGTAAGGTTTCCAATCACCGAGCCCGTTGCTCCGTTGATTGTACCTGTTGACGTTAAATTCTCATTGCCGAAACTAATCGCTCCACTTGAATCAGTTATTGATCCATTCGCCAGTGTAAGGTCACCCAGGCTAGAACCTGTTGCGGCCGTTATTGTTCCCGTCGTTGTTAGGTTCTCATTGCCAAAACTTATAGCACCACTTGAATCAGTTATAGATCCATTTGCCAGTGTTACGTTTCCTATTGTTGTTCCGGTGCCTGCCGAAATAGTGCCTTGGAATGTTGTTGATCCCGAAACATTCAATGTACCATCAACAATCAGTCCTTCGTTGATGTTGATTGCAGATGAGTCAGTTGAACTTAACGTTGTTCCTGAAAATTGTATGGCACCAAAAACTACATTACCTGTGCCTGATGGCAGTAGATTTATGTCTTCGTTTGTTCTTGTTCCCTCGATGTTGTTGCCATTGAATCTTAGTGCTGGCATAACAACTGCACCTGAGCCAGCCGGTGAAAATATTAGGTCGTCATTGGTCCTGGTCGCTCTGATCTCATTACCTCTAACCTGTATGGTTGTAAGATCAAAACCTGGCGATGCATAAATCTCGGTGAAGTTTGTATTCACCTTGATCATGGCATTCCGTAACGTATCTCCTGTCCCGTCGTTTGCGTTTTGTCCTACATTTAATACTAATTGTGCCATATTATACCACCATTAACCTTCTTACCACTGTAACTTCATGTGTGTTAGTACTACTTATCGTTCCTCGCAGTCTAACATTGCCACCTGTTATGTCTGTTGAGAATGCCACTAGATCACCTGTGCTGTTCGTAGTTCTGCCAAACACAGACATATATGCTGTTGTGCCGTCATGTGTTATCCTGATCTCACCTGTTTCGTACAGTCCCCTATCACCAGTACCAGAATCTGATATTGAGAACACGTATGCCGCACTCCTGTATGTGGATGCACTGAAGCTGTCCAGTGTTGAAACATTGGTAGGAGCCCCTACAGCCCTTGAAAGAGGTATCTTGAATATGTTTGTGATCGAGTCTGTGTTTTCCACCGTGCTTTCCGCCCTCAACTTGACGTTAGCACCATCGACAACTGTTGTGTATGTCATTACTGGGGCAGATGATGATTCGCTGTTGATGTCAATTTCTGTCATGTATGAATCTGTACCATCACTGACCAACATGATGTCAGACATCTGCACTCTGTTGCTGGCATCCTTCGTTGTGATGATGTAGTTGGCCGCTTGTGATGTGCTGTGTGCGAAAGAGTCAAGTTCCGTGAATGGAAATGAATCTTGGACCAGCATGTGTATCCTGTAGGCATTCACTGTCGTGGATGAACCTGATGTGGACTGTGCCGACAAGGTTATTGTGCTTGATCCGTTGTGTGCCGCGGACAGTGTCAGTTGCGGTGTTCCCTTGCTGGAAACATATCCTGCTTCTGAAATAAAGGCCTCTGAGCCGTTTGACAGAACAGACGCTTCCATGATAGAAGCTGAGCCCTCACCGTTGTTGAATCCCACTATGATGTAGTGTCCTCCTGTGTACTCTGTGTCCTCGAATGTGTCTAAGGTAGTCGCCGAGCTTGAAACTGTTACTGCACCTATTGTGTTGGCATCTGTCCCTGTTGTATCTGATTCATCGTCTGCAAGTAGTATCCTGTAGAATTTTATGACACTGTCAGCAACAACCGGGGTTGCCGTGACAACAATATTGTTTCCTACCATGTCAGCAGTCAAGGTCATTAGGTCGACAAATCCCATGTCTCCGAAAGATGTGATGAATGCTGTTGTACCGTCATGCACCACCATGGCCTCTATGTTTGAAGTGTTGCCATTGCCAGCGTCTTTGACACTCATATAATATTTTGCTCCCCTGTAATCTGCTTTGGCCCAACTGTCAACGGTGGAAGTAACCACGGCCGGAGCCTTCAATATCATTCTGTAGGCGTTGACCAGAGTTGAATCACCCGATGTTGATAGTGCATTTAGCACAACCGAGTTTGATCCATCATGTGTTGCTGTGAATGACAGCATGTCAGTGCCTTTGGTTGAAACATTTGGTCCTTGTGATACGAAAACAGCCGCACCGTCTGTAACGACAGTGAGTTCACAAACAAATTTCTCATCAGCACCATTCTGTCCTGACACTATGTAGTGTGCGGCATCTGTTGCAGTGTCTTCCCATGTGTCTATCTGTGTGGCACTACTTGATACTGTGACGTTTGCGATTGTTTTTGTGTTTGTTCCTGTTTCTGCACCTTCTGTGTCGCCTAGTAAAATTCTGTATACAGTCACCCTTGTGCTGGCACCTGCGTTTGCACTACCCCTCAGTCTAACATTGCCACTGTCTATGTCTGCTGTGAAAGTCACTAGTGAATTACCTCCTGAGAAGACGTCGTTGTAGGTTGTGATGTAGGCATTGGTGTTGTCATGTGTTACCAAGGCTTCCATGTTGCCGGTCTCGCCTGTGGCCATGTTGTTCATGGAGATGTAATACTTGGCCGCCGTGTTGGCGTTAGCCGCGAATGTGTCCACGTTGGCCAGTGTGCTTGAAAGTGTTGCCTTGTTGACAGATATCTCATCTGTCTCGTTGTTTGCGTATCCTGTCGAATCATCATCACCCAGACCTATCCTGTAGTATGCCATTGTGTTACTTGGTCCAACAGTTGAACCATCACCGTCAGTGATTCTCAATCTAATTTTTGATGTGCTGTCTCCTGCAGTCACTATGTCTGCATCGTATGTTGGGTGTGCGTCTGCTACATCTGTGCGATTAACAGACGATGATGATAGGAAGGCATCCTGTAAGTCATGCACTATTGAAAGTTTCTGTGTCTCGAAACTGCCATTGGCAAGATCACGTGTGATCACGTGGTACCATGCACTATCAAAAGTACCGGCCGTAAAACTATTTCCTGTTCTCGTAGCCGCCAGTAAACCTTGTGTGGTACCAGATGCTGTGACATGATCTATTGCTACTTCTGTATCACCTGCAAGTCTCACTCCTGCCTCTGTGGTGATATTACCCGAAGTTGCATCTGCGGTGTTGTCTCCAAGTCCGATCGCAAAGTAACTTGTCGCATTGTTGATCACTGTTGACCCATCATTGTTTCCAGTGGCTTTTACTTCCACTATTGATCCGTTGATAGCCACTGCTATGGAATTTATGTCATTCATGGCACCTGTTGTCAACACAGACGAATCACTAACGAAAGCATCTTGCGTACTTCCATCAGAACCTGTCCCATGGTTGACTGATAATTTGTTCCATCCAAATTCCGAGTTGGTTACGTCTTTGGATATTGTGTGATACCACACACTGTCGAAAGCAGTGCTGAAAGAAGTTATGACCTTCTGTGTAGTAACGTCAGCTGATGATGTACCCCTGAAAGTGTTTGCGTCTATCGTTGTGTCAGCTGTGTTTGTAACTGTTGTAGCACCCAGCACATCCACGTATGTTCCGTCTGATGCTGAATCATCGTCTGATATTAGTATCCTGTACATGGTCACTCTGCATGTCCCATCCGTTCCGTTCGCACCCCTCAGTCTGGCGTTACCACCACTGATGTCAGCAGTGAATGTGGCCAGTGGAGTGGACTCGGCGTTTGACACTATGGTGTTGTATTCTGTTATGTAAGCCTTGGAACTGTCATGTATCAACATCACCTCTGTCGATGACACTTCGTTCGTTGTGGTGTTGTTTATTGATATGAAATATTTCGCACCCCTGTGATCCTCTATTGCCCAACTGTCTAGGGTCGCCGCCGCGGAGTCTAGGTCTGCTACAAGTTTTGTCTGTGCAAGTCCCGAACCTGCCTGTGTGCCCGAGGAGTCATCGTCTCCCAATCCAATCCTGAAGTATGACACAGCATTGATCAGTGATGTTGTTGAGCCATCAGCCAGTGTAGCACCCGCTCCTAGAAGTCTTATACTACCAGTGGCCTCTCTTACATCTGTTGACAGTGTTAGTTCATCATTGTTAGATGTTCTGACTATTTGTGACGCACCTCCGAACGAGCCAAATGTTGATCCATCATCAGTGCCCTGTGCTGTTACCTGTTTCTGCAGTTGATACTCTATGGCACTGTCGGCCGCTTCAAGTCTGTTCAAAACCAGATACCATGCACTGTCGTACTTCGATTGAGAGAACTCGTCTATGACACTGTTGTCTGCCAGTATGGATTCATGAGCACCTACTGCCGTGTTGGCATCGATCAGTGTCTTTGATGAGAAACCTATCGTGTTCCTTGCGTCCTGTATCTCAGATACTCCCAATGCAATGGAAACACCCACGAACGATAGTGCACCACTCCCGTCTGTCTGTAGGAATTGGCCTGTCTGCCCATCTGCGTTGGGAACTGAAAGACCATTTACTATTACGTTTCCTGATCCATGGGCCTCGAACTCTAGATTGTCGTTGGTCCTGCTGGTTGAAAGTGTGTTGCCCGAGAATGTTAATTTTGTGGGTATGACCAACGTGTCGTAGTTCAAAGGTTCGAAAAGTCCTGTCGATGGTTCGTTGGCACCTATCACAACATTATCTATTGTACCACTATCAAGATCTATGCCGTTGATCTCAACAGAGCCTGTGCCATTAGCCGACAGTATCAGGTCTGCGTTTGAAGTCGTAACCTTGATCACGTTGTCCGTGAAGTTCATTGATGAGTCTATGGTCAGGTTGGAAACGTTGACCACACCTGTTCCACCCGGTGTTAGTATTAGATCTGCATTTGAACTGGTCGAAATTATGTTGTCATTGAATGTTAAATTGTCAACAGTGACAGGGGCCGCAAATGATGTTGCCCCCGACACCGCCATGTTAGCCATTGTCGTTGCACTGTCCACGGTCAGTGTTCCTGTTGTTGATACGTTGTCGTTGCCAAAAGAGAATGCTCCTGTTGAATCAGTTATTGATCCACTGCCTGCAGTCAACGTGCTGTTTATTGCCATGCTTGAAGCAGTCGTTGTTAAATTCTCATTTCCAAAACTTATTGTTCCACCGGAATCAGTTATTGATCCATTGGCAAATGTTAGATTACCTATTGTTGAACCTGTTGCTCTCACAATGGTTCCTGTTGTCGTAACGTTCTCGTTACCGAAACTTATTGTTCCACCGGAATCAGTTATTGATCCATTGGCCACGGTCAGTGTGCTGTTGATCGCAATTGATGTTGCAGTAGTTGTTAGGTTCTCGTTGCCGAAACTTATTGTTCCACCCGAGGATGTAATTGATCCATTCGCCAGTGTCAGGTCACCGAAAGTGGAACTTGTGGCCGCTGTTATCGTTCCTGTCGTCGTAACGTTCTCGTTACCGAAACTTATGTCACCACTTGAATCAGTTATTGATCCATCTGCTAGTGTAAGGGTGCCGATCACGGATCCAGTACCAAACACTATCGTGCCTGTCGTTGTTAAATTCTCGTTACCGAAACTTATTGCCCCACTTGAATCAGTAATTGATCCATTTTCGAATAATAAACTGCCAAACGTTGATCCTGTCGGGAACGTCTGTGCACCACTGAAACTGAATGTGCCTCCAAAGTTAGCATCTCCATCCACTATCAAATTCTCATTAATGTTTATACTTGTGGAATCTGATGAACTTAGAGTGGTGCCACCTATACCAATTCCGTCTATGACCACCCTTCCTGATCCACTGGCTGATATCCTCAGGTCATCATTGGTGTTGATCGCTTCTATGTTGTTGTCGTTGAACCTGATGCCTGGGAACAGTATCGATCCCGTGCCGCTGGGGTGTATGTCTATGTCTGCGTTTGATAGCCTTGATGTGATGTTGTTGCCAAAGAACTTGATGTCCGCCTTGACAGGTACGAGATCAAAGAAATCATCAAAATTGCTGTTGATCTTGTTACCGGAAACGTATAACGAATCACCGTCACCGCTGTCCGCATTTACACCTACATCTATTACTTCTTGAGTCATATTAGCAATATTTAGTGGAAAAGGTTATTGTGTGTTACGGTGTGCTATTAGCTGACTGCCGCACTAAATGGTGTTGCCGGGTCGGCACCTGCAGGCACCCTCATCTGTCCCTGTACCACCCATTTGTTGGCCGCTATATCGATCAGCTTCAGGGTGTCTCCCACCTGTCCGCCCTGT